GGGGCCATTGTCGTACACCCCTCCATCTGCAATGTTTTGCGGATTATAGATGTTACCGGAACTATTCAGTAAGTTCAGGTAAAAGCGATCTGTTGTCCGTCGGTAATCATCCAGCAAGGTGATTGCACCGACGGACTCGTGAAAACTTGGTTGAACCAAGGGTTCAACTTGCGTCACATCCCAGATGTTACGCCTCGCAAAAAGTAGCGACTGGTAGCTTAGTTTTAAATTACCTGGTCGCGTCGGGTCTGTCGGATCTCCTCCACCGGGCCCCGTAAATTCTCGGATGGTGATCGGGACTTTAAATTTGGGAATCTGTCTTGTGTTCTCAGTTCCGACAAGTTGATCGGCTGAACGCGATCGCGCATCCATCGTTAGATCTCCCGAATCACCCCAAAATCCAAACCGATCCATTAAGAAGGTGGCGCTCGGTTGTAAATCTGGGCGATGCAGGAATTGAGGCTGAATAGCCCAACGGGCTATATAAAGAGGACTCGGTCGCCACAATTCTTGACTAAGAATTGCGGGGTAATCTTCAAGGGTAAGAGAGTTTGCCATAGTGGTTTGTTGAGGGGTTCTAGGATCTTCGATCTACGATCTACCGATACATTCCTCCGACCCCCTGCATCACACCTTGGATTAGGCTTGCATTGTCCCGCCTTGCATTGCTTAGGGCGCTCAATTGATTGCCGACATTGGTTGCGGCATTGGCTTGAGCCATTTTTGCCATGTCTCTTTCGGTGTTCAAGTTTGAAGCCTGATTCCCTAGTTGAGAAGTTAAGCCAGCGGTTCTAGCAAAATCTACGAACTGGTCTTGTGCCGCCCCCTTATTGGTACGCCGGGCGCGATCCAATTCATCTTGGGAATTCAGGTTTATTTGATTGCCATTTTGCATGGCGAGATCCTGAACTGAGTCGCTATTCAGCCCTTGACCCGCAGCGCGCCCGGCTGCAACACCCTGATTCGCCTGCCCCCTGCCTTGGTTGGGGTCTGCATTATTTGCTGCCCCAGTGAAGTTATTGAGCATATTCGCTCCACTGGCATAAAGGTTTGAGAGATCTCCAAGAGTCGGCATTTTTTTGTTCCTTGTTGTTAGTGAAGAAAGATTGGATTAACGGTAGAGTCCCGACATATTTGCGCTAACTTGCTGACTTCTATCTATAAAAGCCTGCTGACCTTCGCTGCTAGGGGTGGGCAATGGCGGGGGTTGCCCACGAATCATTTCCCCGACGCGATCGCCCACTGCTTGACCAATTGCAGCCCCGGCGCTTGGTATTGCCGCCTTTATTAGAGGGGCTGCGAGTGGAGCTAAAAACATTTTAAAAACTCCTTTTTTGTCTTTTTCCTAGTAAGCCCCTTGCATCCTTGCCCTTTGCAGAATCCTTGCAGCGTCAGGATTACCCGATCTCATCAAGTCGACCGCAGCAACTTTTGCATCAACTTGCGGAGTGTTTTGTCCAGGTGCCGGCGGGTAAGGAACTTGATTGAAACTATTTTGCCGCTGCGGTTGATTTGGGTTGTACTTTCCTTTTGTTTGGAGAAAGTCAAGGTAGGCATCCGCGATCGCGTCAAATCCCGCCTCATCCATTCTCAGTTTCTTGAAAGTTTCAAAAGTCCAATAAAGGAGGAAGTCTGGTGAGGACATTAACCCGCAAATATTTTCCAACACTTGCTCATGAGCGAGTGCATCATTCATCCAGATGTTGGCGGCGGCAACAAAGGGGACTGTATTTTTTAGGGTTAGGTCGAGAGCGTCGATCTCTTTGTTCAGAAGTTCGTTCACTTGAACAAATTTGCACAGCTCACTAATTACGTGATGGCTTTGAGCCAGCTCTTTATCAAGAGCCTGAACAGATCCAATCAAGCCATTAATGGCGTGTTGCTGGTCAGCATTAAATTTAGGGGAGGAAGTTGTACCAGATTGGATCGACGCCATTTCCTGGTATTGGCGGTCTAAATTCTGTTGGCTGTAAGGCTGAAATTGTCCCGTACTCCCCTGAGTATGAGGAGTTGTTCCGACCTCTTGGGTCGGCGCTGACGGTTGCCCCTGCGGACGGGTAGATGGACTGTTGCGCAAGTGATCCAGCAGCGACGCTACTTTTGCCATCTGATCGATGGGATCCGAGATAGCTTGCGAGTATTGCGGATAATTCTGGGATGCCATAGGCATCGGCTGTTGCGGATAGTAACCTGGATTGCTCATTTGAATTAATTCCAGAATCTAAATAGGGCTGAAGCTGTGCCGCGATCGCTGCCAAGCTATTTTCCGTAGGCGGATCGGCAGGCTCATAAAGCGGCTTGCCGTAACTAATCTCCTTTTTGAGAGTAAATAATGCCTGATCTAATAGCTCAGGCAGTCCTAGTCGCAATCCCCAAGGTGGTGGCTCTTCACCTTTTGCCAGTCCAGCCCGAACACCGGGGTCGGGATCTGGCATACCCATGAAGGCGCTGTACATTTGCAAGAGTTGTTGGATAGCCCCGCTTGCCGCGCCAACCACCCTAGGGGAAAACCCCGACATGGCATTCCTAATTTCCTGATCCGACATCCAAGGGAATTGCCGACGCAACACTGTCTCTTGGCTCACCCCATCTTCCCTGTCATTTCGAGCGCTAATACTCAAATCCAAAATCTCGCGGGTTGTCATTTGGTAGACTTCACGAGTAAACCTCCAATTGATTGTGCGATCGCCAAATGGAAGCAATCCTTCTGGTGCCGGCAGATCGATTACACCTTCTTTTGCCAATTCGGCAATCTTTTGGCACTGCTCGTCAGACAGTTGAGAAGGATCTACCAATTTCTCAAACTGTCCTGAGAAGTTGTTTTTTAGGACTCCAAATAGCCACTTTTTGAAAAGTTTCTCTTCATGCAAGACGCACTGCTCATACACCTCGCATAACCCTTCTCTGTAAAGGCTTTGAGCTTTTAAGTCGGCAGTGTTTTGGACTCGACCAAACAGGGTTCGAGATTCAGCAAAAGTAATGGATGAACTAACCCCTAGAGGATCTATGCCTCCAATAATCCAGTGAATCAGTTCTCGGATTTGTTTTATCCAAAGATTCTGATCGCCGCTTACCGCATCCGCTTGGATGTACCCAAATCTTTCGCCATCAGATACGCCCCCAATGATGTCTGCAATGGAGCCACTACTAGTACTAATGAAACCACCATAGGTTCTACTTGTATCCCAACTAGGGGAGTCTTGGGGATTAGTAGATCCGCTGTCAATACTTCCAGTGTTATCGACGTAGCGGTTTGCAGATGCCCAAGTCTGGGGTATCGTGCCGCGACTATTCTCCAACACCTCGGACGCACTGCGAGTTGTTATTAAAGAAGGGTTTGAAAATCTCTTTAAATTGCTATGAGCTTTATCGATCAGCTCCTCATATTCCTCAATTAGTGACTTTATCCAGAAGAAATCGTCAGTCCCCTGCTGTCCTATTCTCCGAGCGTTATTCTTGGAAATCTTTACTGGTAATTCAGGGGCAAAAGGATTGTCGTAAACTTGCTGCTCACTTTTTCCGAATGCTCCGTAGACCTGGTTTCTTAAATTATGTTGAAACTGATCGAAGGACGGTTTTGCGATGGATTCTGATTGCTTTATCTTAAAAGCATCGATCTCAATCGTGACCCATCTTTTTTTATTTCCACCTTGCAAGGGGGTGTCCTGATCGTAGGAATAAACAATAATTACCTTTTCCAGTTCCCTGCCACCCGGCTTGTAAAAACACTTATATTCCGGATCGGGATTGTTCAGTCCCCCTACAAAAAAATCAATTATATAGTCACCCGGTGAGTTGGGTTTTGGCAGAAAAAACCAACATATTTCGCCTCTAGCTGTGAACGCATCCATCACATAGTTCAATCGTGAAGAGAGCCGATTGATACTGTGTTGGCGATTGATGAATTTAAGTCGATGATTCTTAGGATCATCTTGGATCGGTCGGAACTCCAGACTGCCGCCGCGAGTTCCCCATTCCCTCATTTGCTGACAATGCAAGGCAACAACAGTAGAAGCGGAGGAATCCTTTCCATCACGCTCTAAAACCGCTCTGATCATTGTCTCTAGGGGCATCAATTAATCCGATCATTTGACTATGCACTTTATTTGCTTATGATTGATAAGTAAATGTCTGGGGAAGACAGAAGGCAGTGACCGAATTAATTATTCCAACACAGAAGAATCCCTATAAAAGTCTAGGGTTAAAAATTAAGTTAGCTCGAACGGCAAAAAACCTTACTCAGTTGCAGGTTTCTAAGGAATTGAATTGCAGCGATCGCCAAATAAGCAATTACGAAAGTGGACAATGCGAGATCGCAGCAGTCACCTTATTTAAGCTAGCTAGGGTACTTAATCAGGATGTCGGTTTTTTTGACCCTTATGCCTGAAAATTGGTTGAACCAAGAAATGATAATATTGTAGTTGCAACAATTTAAGGAAACCAATATGCCTAGCTCATCAGACGCGATCGCAAGTCTATCCAGCATCCTGACAGAAACCTTATCCTTAATTAAGGATCAGATGGAGTCGGATAAAATCAAAGATGATCAGCTCGAAGCAAAATTAGAGGAAAAAAAGCTGTCAATAGACGGTCTATCAAAGCAATTAGCTGAGGCGACTCAGGCGATCGCATTGGCTAAAGCAAGTGACGGCTCATCGGCTGAGGCTATAAAGTCTTTGGGAGCCAACTTTAGTGAGTCCCTTAAAGCATTAATTGCCTCAGCCAATGAGGTTGCACCTGTCAAAGAAGAGGTCGCAGTAACAGAATCAGTCAGCACCGTGATAGATACGGGAGCGACAACGAGTACCTAATGTTTTGGCATCTACGCATTTATTTAAGTGCGTAGATGTATCTGGCTTATTGCCTATGTTCGGATTGTTGGTTGAACCAAATTAGTAGGGTAATGGGCGGTTGTCAACGGCGATCGCAGCCTCAACCCTGATAGCATTTTCTCCCAACCATCCGACAAATCGTCGTGAGAAGTACTGCCAAACTCAGTGATTTGAGTTATTAATTCTCCCATATTTCGCCCGTACTTATTAAAAATATGTTGATTGTTTTCAAGGATTCCCGATACCCCCCTCAGTCGGGCTAACTTATCAATAGTGCTAGGCACTCCCGTTATCCGCCATTCGTACAGTCCATTGGCGGCAACGTAATCGTGATAATCACCCTTGAAGCTCAACTGATAAGCATTGGTTTCAATCCTTAATTCCATGTAAGGGCATAGGTGTCGCCAAGTTAAATAAAGCTCTTTTATGGCTTCAAGCTTTTGCAGATTGCCCATGATACGACCTTTCCAAGCGTCAATCGTGTAGAACATCGTCTTGCCCTTGGATGTCACCAAACCACCTAGGACAAAAGTAGTAAAATCATTCTTTTGTTTCAATCCGGCTGATAGGTCAGCCCCCAAGACTAGGGCATCCATTTGAGGTGGTATCGCATCTCTGACAATTAGGGATAATGCGATCGCCTGAGTCTCGATCCGGACAACCTTATTTTGGTACTGAAAAGAAAACGTTTCGGGTTCGCTTTCACGAATCTCTTTTAAGAATTCCAGGGATTGACCTGGTGAGACTTCTGACTCAGGCTCCCAGTAGCTGATCTCATCTCCCTTTTCATCGTGAATGATTGCACTCTGGCGAATTACTTTCCACCCGTTTTCCTCTGTTGTTTCAGTGCAGTAAAAATCATTTGAGGTCATTTGGGTTCCTAGGACTACAGCGCGAGAACCCTCGACCCTGGTAGGCTTGATTACATTACGCCAGTTGGAGACCATCTGTTCTCTAATATCTGGATTCGCGATCGCGTTCGGTGACTTAATTAAATCATCCGGTATTAATAGGTTGCTTCGCTTACCCGTAGTGTTCCCGACTAAACCAGCGCTTGCTACGGTGTAAGGCTCAACAATTCCATCAATTCCAGCATGAATAAAGTCAATTTCCCAGAACTCATTTGCCCAGTTTTCCCCCGGCTTAATCCAAGGGAAGACCTGTTGGTATTCGGGTAGCTGAAGAATTCTTTTAATTTGCTGAGATTTCTGCCTAGCCGTCTTGAGTTCGTGGCTTATATAGAGGATTTTTAGGGCTAACTGTACATCGGGGGCGGCATGAGTGCCGATTACCCAAGCCGCCCACTCAATTAGGAATGTACTTTTACTACTGCCTCTAGGCGCTAGGATAAGTGTGTCTTGCCCCGCGATCGCATGAAGGCACTTGCTATCCTGACCTGTATTTAGTTCTTTAATCCAAAACTTGTGATGCGCGTAGGATTTATGCTTCGTAACGAATAACCGAAATACCTCAAAGTTAGTTCGAGCCGCGATCGCCAGTTCTGGAGGTGCAGTGAAGTTTAAATTGCAAGCGTAGTCCACTGAGCTTGCCCGTTGAGCCTGGAGAACCCTTGCCTTTTTCACTTTATCTCTAGTTTAGTCAACACCTGCTCTACGATCGCATTGATGATTGGTAAAGACTCCGGCGATCGC